GAAATCTATATCCCCATCAGATTTGTACATGAGTTCTACTCCTTGAGAAACATCGCAACCACAGGTGCATGAATCCTCTTTTGAAATTAAACAACTTCCATCAATACAGGTGGATGTCGCGCCTTCGGCTTTGATGATATCGAAGGTAGCCGCTTGATTAACTCCCTTCTCACACACAGTAACTTCTGCTAATTCAAGTTCATCTACTTGCATTACCTCTTGAAGTCCCTTTTGAATGGTCTGGGTTTTTAAAGCACTTCCTGCAATGCTATAACTTTTAAGTTTGCCATTATGAATTTGTTCGGCAACCTTCTGAGAAATTTTTGTATCATTTCTTAATTCAGTAATGAAGAACAATCCTTTTTCATCAGTGCCTGACTTGAAGATTTGTCCACCTTTACTAATGTATGCAGGTAATGCCCAACCTATTTGAACATCAGAGTGCAATACCATTGCGTTCCTAGTTCTAAAGTTTGCCATGTACTTTTGAAATGCTTTATCTAAAGCAGCAGTTGTAATCAAATGACCTTCTCTATCTACTAATTCAATAGAGGCGGGTCCTCCAACTACAAGATTGTCGTCATCACCAATTCCCATTTTAGATAGGGCGTTAGTGTATACCTTATTGTCGGGGTATGCCCTGGACAATGTTAGTAGTTCAGCTGGACTTGAAATGCCCGCTTTATATAATCTCTTGTATTCATTAAGAGCACCTTTAATATCTTTAAGCGTAGTTCGTCCATCAGTTGCCTTTTCAAGGAATGAAACACTACCACCTTCATCTGAGTCAACGAAAGTTTCCATGGTTAGTTCTTCTGGAGCAGGGACAACTGTATCTGTGTTGGTCCAGTTAGAGGGGCTTGGAATTGTTCCTACTGGAGTTTGAATGGTTTGAGTAACCATTAGCCATTAACTCCCCAGATTACTCCACTAACAGTAGGAGTGCCTGAAGCAGATATAATAGATACATTATTCCTAAAATCTAGAGGGAAATTAGATTCATAGGTGGCTCCTGCTAATACAGATATGCCCGTACTAGTGGAAGCAGTTGCATCAAAAGCTACATATACAATTTCAGCCGCGTCACTTGATTCATTCTTAATCTGTATACCACGTATAGTAGACATGGCAGGACGCTTTCTAGAAGTAGAAGCATTAGCCGTTCCCGACCATTCATAATTTAATCCAGACGTGCCATCAACATAAGTAGACACGGCATTAGTATCTTCCCGTACTTCAAACATAATCTTATCAGTATACCAATTAATGTTATGTTGAGCAGCACTAACAACATACACTCTATACGCTGCTGCTGTAGTACTTCCTGCCACTGAATAAGAAGCCGTAATCTGGGCAAAGCTAGTAGTTAAGTCAGTATCAGCAGAGGTAGCCAATTCAGTTCCCGAAGCGTCAGTAATCTGTATCTTAACGCTCCCTGATGCAGAAGCTCCCCTAACTTCACATTGAGCCGTTATATGTTGAGGGTGTACTGTAAAACCAATATTAGGAGACTCCCAATAAAAACCCTCACTAGCATCAGAATTCGCTGGATTGGTGAGGAGGGATGCTGCCCCAACAGACTTTTGGGCAGTACTTCTAGAAATAGCTGACCCAGTAGCCGTAAATATGCCAATATCAGTCGCCTCTACTCTAGGGTTCGTAACCCAGTTAACGGCAATTTCACCCCTAGCAACTGCTAATAGATTTGCTGCTGTCGTAGCTGTTGCCTCTCTAAAGGGGGAATATTTTGTGTAAGGATGAACAGATTGACGAGTAGATGAATCTATCTCCCATTCTCGTGCATCATTATGTCGTTCATTAGCCATTAGTTATAGTACTCCTTACTAAGTTTTAGTTAGTCCAATTTATTAGGGCAAAGAGGCTTCCCATAATGGCAGAAGTATGAACTACTAAAACGCCCATTGCCATCATAACGGTCTTCGCACCATAAACTCTATGCCGCCAGTCTGAAATTTCTTCCAGGCCAGAATTCAAAGAGTCTAAGTTAACCTTAAGAGTATCATTAAGTGCAGTCTGACTAGCTATGTAAGAGTCTAGGCGTTCCATATAAACGGCCAAATCGACCTGAATATCGGAAACATTTTCCTTGGTACTTATTTTATTTACCATAGCTCCATTTTTTTAGCAGTAGCCATCCCCTATTTAGGTGGCCAGCTTAGATAGAAGCTGGCCGTTAACATCGCCAATATTATGTATTATGGTGAACTCTAGTAACCATAAAGCTTAATTACAAATTTCCCAGCCGTGTAAGTTGCATTTGTAACCCCACCAGAGGCAACTAAATACAAATACTCGTCAGCAGCGGGAAGTGCAGTAAGCCCTTTAGGGGCTAGAATACCCGTCCAGTCTACAGCAGTCGCTAACAAAGCTGTTTCACTTAAAGCTGTAATAAGAGCTTCTTCAGTACCAGTAGCTACTGTTGCTGAAAACAGGTCTACATCAGGTTCTCCTCCTGCGGGTGTTTCTACACATTGCATAGACCCAGCAAAAAGAGTTCCATTTTTAGCAGCAGTAATTTGTCCAACATGACAATTTGCAGTAGCCGCTACACCAATAATATCCCCATCAGCATCACCAGAGTTTAACCCTGTTACGTCAATGACAATAGTTGTCTCAATAACGTCCCCCATTCTTAACACTGCCCCTTTATACAAAGTGCCGGAACCAGTAGAAATACCAGTACCAGGAGTCATGTTCTTAACGCTGAAAGCAGTTTCATCTGTGGTGCCAAAAAGAAGCGTCTCACCATCGGCCAAGAAATTCCAGTCATAGCCCATTGAAGACCGTGCGATAACCTTTGTATCACCAGTTACATCAGCCATGTTAAATGTATGTTTTGCCATTTAATTACCTCCATGGATAAAAATTTTAAAGCAAGCATGTAAGGGGAAGTTGTTGCCCTCCCCCTACATTGTAAATTCGATTAGGAATTCAGGTCAGCAATCTTTGCCTGAACAAAGATGTTCTTGCATCGCATTTCTGCCATGGTATAGAGCAAGCCCCTTACCACTAGAGCGTTAGCTGCGAAGTAATCACGGTTCTCAACGTACTGAGTAGGTTGAGCAACTGCAATCTCAAGATAGTCTGTGTCCAAAACGTAAACGTTTGAACCCAAAACTCCATCGGCTGTTGAAACTGACTTTGGAACATCCGCATCTGGTAGAATTGGAATCCCTTGGTAAGTAGCCAACACAAGACCAGTTCGTGTACCCGGATAAGTGCGTTCTGCACCAATTCCGACTTGGTACTCTTCCTGACCTAGATACCTTTGGTTACTGTTTAGCAACCTTTCAAGGTTGAAGTACTGGTCGTGTCCCAAAAGGATTAACTTAGGTTCACCACCATTCTCCCTAATTTTCTGAATAGCACTATCTATAAGGTTCAAGGACAAGGAGCGTCCAGTACCACTGTTATAAGAAACAAGAGCACCAGCGTTCCAGTCACCAGCTGTTCTACCAGCCTGTGTTAAGTCGTAGGCTCGTGACCTAGCTGCTCCACCACCGACAGCTGCACCATCTTCCATGATGATATCATCGATGGAAGTCATACCAGCTCGACTGTAAATGTAAGCAACGTCACCGTCAGCATATGTAGTACCAGTAGCAACGGTTACCACCCCGGTTGAGGTGTTAACTGCGGAGACAGCAGAACCAGCGGCCCTGTCATATCCTGTTGCTGAAACGTCATACTGCCCAACTGCGTCACCAACTTTGAAATGTTTAGCGATTGCTGCAGGGACTGTAAACGATGTTGTTGCACCAGCGGAAGTCAAGTATGCAGAACCGGCAAGCAGTTCCTCGTTGATTTCCTTGATATGGTCCAACTGAGCATTCTCGTTCTCAAGAGCCAGAACATCTCCGACGCCACCTTCGAGTTGCGCCGTGAAGACTGACTTCACAGAAGCACCGAATGTGGTTGAAACGATTCTAGGCAAGCTAGATACCGTTTGAATATCGGAAACATCGACTGTTGGCAATGAGCCTGTCTCTGTTACTGGTCGGGAACGGCCAGAACCTCTGTCGGTTCTTACCCTCCAACCAGCTGTGTTACCCCACACTACTCGTGGGATAGCATTGAAAAATCTGGTTTGGTTGTTTAGCGCCTGCCAGACCTTTCTGCCGTAAGTTGTATTGAATATGCCTGTGGCAGTATCAACTGTGAAGTAGGACTGTTTCTGTAAGTATTCGGGACCGAATACAGATTGGTACAAACCTCGTTGAGACTGGGCAAGATATTCGCTTAGACTAGGATTAGCCATAAGTTTTTATTCCTCCAATTGAAATAAGTTTTTAATTTAACCTAAAAGTTCTCTAGGAACACCATCGGTGTTTCCAGACTCAATCTGATGTTGAAGTCTCCTCAACTCAGAGTATGAAAGTGAAGCAAGTTGGTCAGCAGTATCTTTCCCATCACCCTTTTGGATAATTGGAGTTTCGTCAAGTCCCAAGCCAGTCATAACTTTAGGAGCCTGCAATCCAGTCTCTTCACGGAATCCCATCTTGCGTAGTCGGCTTTCGCTTTCTGCAGTAATTGACTTCTGCATATTCGACTTAGTTGCGTCCAATTCTTTCTGCAACTTAGCAATTTGTTTTGCCAAAGATTTCATCTCATCAGATTCGTCTTCCTCATCATCTTCGTCCATACCTTTCTCTGCTACCGGCTCGTCAGCAGCTTCGTCAGCAGCTTCGTCCGTTCCTTCCTTTTCCATTTCTTCTTCCTCATCATCATCCTCGTCCTGCTTTCGCATCGCTTGGATTGTGTTTTGCTGTTCTTCAATTTTCGTAGTCGGTGTGACTGCGTCCTCTGAATCATCAGCATTTTGGGGGGTTCCCCCAGTAGCCTTGGCCTTTCGTTCCCCGCCATCGACGTCTAGTCCAGCGTTGGAACCTTCTTTTATAAGACCAATAACCTCTTGTGCAATTGATTTCACAAGGTCGGCTCTTGCAGCAGTATTAGCATTTTCAGCTTCAACGGCAGCATTTGCTCGTTCTTCCTTTGCCAAGCGTCCATCCATCTTCTGTAGAACCTCGGCTACGGCTGCGAGTGCAAGATTTGTGCCTTCCATTTGCGTTTCAATCTTCTCAGATATGTCTGCCATAGATTTTCCTCCTATCATGGTGTCCATTCTAGTATTTCCATCTAAATAGTAAGGTTGGTCTAAGCCACCTCCGACCTCATATTATAGAACATAATATAACGTTATATTTTAACGTTATTTCATTATACTCAGGAAAGCTAAAAATCCTACTGAGAAACTATAAAAACTAATGAATTATAATATAAATTCTATTATGATTCTTTTGGAAGTCCGTTCTGCTCCAGAGTTAGCATCTCATTTCTAAAATCATATAAAGGAACCTGTACAAGCTTCTTTAACTTGTCACATTGATTGCCTTCTGGAAGTGATGCTTCAACTAAATCCAATATCTTGCCTACCATTTTAGAATGCCTTGCGATAATAAATTCTTGAGTTGGGGTCACCTTATTTATATCAACCATAATAATCCTCCTACCTGTGTCCTGTTCTTATTGTAATGTTTGCTGGGAGTTTGATACCCAACCCTTTAAACAACTTAGTTAGTTGTTTAGTTCTGACTACTTTCCACGCCTCAGTTAACCATTGAGAGTGTTGTGTTTCCCAAGAGCTGCTTGTGGATTCATGCCAAGGAATAGTACGCCACTCTGTTTGACTAATTTTCCCAGGGGCGTAACCTT